GACCCAGGCCAGGCCGGCAAATCCCAGGTAGCGAGCTACGTGCGCAAGCTCGCTGGCTACCAGGTGATCACATCGCGCGAGACCGGATCAAAACTGACCCGGGCTCTGCCGGTTGCGGCCCAGATCGAGGCCGGGAACCTCGCGCTGGTCCATGCCGCATGGAACCACGACTTCATCGATGAGCTGCGTGACTTTCCCTACGGTCGCAAGGACGACCAGGTCGATGCGCTGTCACGCGGCTTTACGATTGCCGCCGAGATGAGTGCGCCCAGCCGCCGGATCGCAGTCCCGTTTTTCGCCCGTTAGCAGACCAGGACAGCATGTTCGAAACCATCTGCGACCTGATCCCGCGCGATCCGGACTATTCGGCGCGCAGCCGGATGCTGGACATCCTGAAGCGGGTGCTGGATGGCACGTTGTACGACGTGCTGCCGCACCAGTTCCACGAGGAACGGGGCGCCGGCGGGGAGTACATTCCTCTGCGCAACCGGCGTCCGAGCGTACGCTACGCGCTCAGCCGGATTGTCGTGGAAGACAGCGTCGCGCTGCTGTTCAGCGAGGGACATTTCCCGGCGATCGACTGCACCGACTCGACAATCCGTGGCGTATTCGCCGATCTGGTGAAGGACACGCGACTCAACCAGGTCATGACCGAGGCGGCGCTGCGTGGTTCGGTCGGCTCGGTCGCGATCCTGATGCGGGTGTTGCGCGGGCGACTGTTCTTCAGTGCCCTGGAGAGCACCTATCTCACGCCTTCCTGGGACCCGGAGGCTCCGGATACCCTGATCGCAGTGAACGAGAAGTACAAGGTCACCGGCGCGCAACTGGTCGCCGAAGGGTATGCGATCGACGATCCTGGGGCCGAATACTGGTTCATGCGCCGCTGGGACCGCCAGACGGAGACCTGGTATCTGCCTGTACCGGTAGGCATCGTGGCGGCTCCAGAGGTCGATCCGACCCGGACCGTGACACACGACCTTGGCTTCGTGCCAATGGTGTGGGTGCGCAACCTGCCCGGCCCCTCGGCATCGGGCGACCCGAACGACGGCGCCTGCACGTTCCGACCAGCGATCGAAACTCAGATCGAGATCGACTACCAGTTGAGCCAGGCCGGACGGGGCCTGAAATACAGCAGCGACCCGACCCTGCTCATCAAGGAGCCGGCGACCAGCGACAGCGAGATCGTCAAGGGCGCTGGCAATGCGTTGGTGGTGAGCGAAAAGGGTGACGCGAAGTTGCTGGAAATCGGGGGCACCGCATCCGCCGCGGTGCTCGACTACGTGCGCGTCCTGCGGGAGATGGCGCTCGAGAGCATCCACGGCAACCGCGCCAGCGCCGACCGTCTGACCGCGGCGCAGTCGGGTCGCGCCATCGAGTTGATGAACCAAGGCCTGATCTCGCTCGCCGATACGTTGCGGGTGAGCTACGGCGAGGGTGCACTGCTGGGCCTTGCACGCATGGTCCTGCGGGCTGCGCAGCGCTATCGGCTTTCGGTCATGGGCGAGGAAATCCCTCCGCTCGATCCCACTGCACGGCTCGGCCTGACCTGGCCACGCTGGGTGGCACCCACCGCGGACGACCGGATGAAGGACGCGCAGACGCTCGCCACCCTGGCCGCCGCCCGCCAGATCAGCCGCGAAACGGCGGTGAAGTCGATCGCTGCCACCTACGACATCGAGGATGTGCCGGCCGAACTTGCCCGCATCGCCACCGATCCCCCTGTTCAATTACCAAGGACGCCCTGATGCCGGAATCGGAGACTCCACCCGACGCGGAATCTGCCGCGGACGGGATGGCCGAACTGCGCGCCCGCGCCGAGGCGCTGGAACGCCAGCTTGGCGAACTGCAGCGGGAAGCACAATCGCGGTTGGTGCTCGCGGAGCTGAAGGCGGAGGCGCTGCGCGCGGGCATCGTCGACCTGGACGGGCTGAAGCTGATCGACCTGTCCGGTGTGAAGCTCAATGCGAGCGGGGAGATCGAGGGCGGTAGCGCGCTGATCTCCGGACTGAAGCGATCGAAGCCGTGGTTGTTCGGATCTGCCTCCTCCTCGGCCAGCGCCAAGCCGCCGGCGGCCCAGCCGCCGCGCCAGAAGCTTGCTACCGAAATGACTGATGACGAGTACCGGGCCGCACGCGCGGCTTTGCTGAAGCGCCGCGGCTGATCGCGGACCTCGCTTTCCTCTGATCCGAAGGAGCTCCCGGCATGGGTATCCAGAATTTCCCCGCCGCCCTGCAGCCAATCATCCAGCAGGGCTTCCTGGAACGCGAGTTCGAGCAGGCGCTGCGTTCCCGCCTGGGCTATCGCGCGATCGCCGACCGCGAGGAGATCGCGGTGGGCATCGGCGAGACGCTCACCAAGACCCGCGCCGGGCTGAAGCCCAGCGTGACCACGCCGCTGCCGCCGGCGTCGAATAACAATTTCGACAACGGGCTATCGCCGACCACCTGGGGCGTGGAACAGTACACCATCACCATCAACCACTACGCCGCCACCACCGATCTCAACATGGTGACGAGCCGGGTTGGGATCGCCAGCCAGTTTCTGCAGAACGCCTATGTGAACGGCGAGCAGGCGGCGCGCAGCCTGGACGAGCTGGCGCGCAATGCGCTGTTCAACAGCTATTTCGGCGGCAACACGAGGGTGCGCGTGACGCTCGGAGCTACCGGACCGGCGCTGGCTGTTGACGACGTCCGTGGTTTCCTGACCGGGTTTGTGAACGGCGTGCAGCAGCCGGTGAGCAGCGCCAACCCGCTGACCGTCACAGTCGGGGCGGACGCCTATACGCTGATCGGCAGCGTGGCGGATGCCATCAACGTCTCTACCGCGCCGAACGGGGTTTCCGGCCTGTTGACGTTCTCGACCAACGTGTCGGTGTCGGACGGCACCGCGGGCAACACCGTGACCGCAGCCAATGCCTCGGTCATCCTCCGCCCGGCGGCACGCGGCAATACCGGCGGGCTGCTGGCTGGCGATACGCTGACCATGAGCAACCTGCTCGACGCCGTCTCCAAGCTGCGGATGAACGCGGTGCCGGAAGTGGACGGCGTGTACAACTGCTACCTCGATCCCGTGTCGGCGCGTCAGTTGTTCGCCGATCCGGATTTCAAGCAGTTGTTCCAGGGGGCCACCTCGGCCAACCAGGTATTCCGCCGCGGCATGGTGAACCAGTTCCTGGGTCTGCGCTTCATTCCGACCACCGAGGCATTCGTGCAGCCGCATCCCACCCTGGCGGGTCTGATGGTGCGCCGGCCGATCATCTGCGGCCAGGGTGCGCTGATCGAGGGGGATTTCGCCGGCATGGCGGCGGACGACGTGGCGCCGAAGGATTCGATCGTGCATCTGGTCGACGGCGTTGCGATGGTGACCCGCGAGCCGCTCGATCGGCTGCAGCAGATCATCGCCCAATCCTGGTACTGGATCGGCGGGTTCTGCACCCCGTCCGATACCACCACCAACCCGACCACCATCCCGACCGCGACCAACGCTGCGTTCAAGCGCGCGGTGATGATCGAGCACATCGGCTGAACCACGAAGGGGCGGAAGTGACATGGCGATCGGATCAACCCAGCCGTTCCGCCCCGCCGGAACGGTGAGCCTGGCGGCCGGCACCGGCTCCGCGAGTGTCGCGCTAGCCGGTGGCGGTGAGACGGTGGTGGTGACCAACACCACCGCTGCGCTCGCGTTCGTGCGTTTCGGCGCCGATCCCTCGGTGACGGCAAGCCCGGCGGATATGCCGGTATTGCCAGGCGCGCGGGTGATGCTGGCGGCGAACTCGCTCATTACCTACGCTGCGGCGGTGCTCGCGAGCGGCAGCGGCAGCGTGCTGTTCACTGTCGGCGACGGATCCTTCATCTGATGTTCACCGATGCGCAGAAGACGGATATCCGCCGGTTCTGCGGTTATCCGGCCTATGGCGCGACGCCAGCGGGGTTCGACAACTGGCGATTCTATCAGGTGTACGGCCTGCTGGAATTCCGGTTGAACAACCTCTCGACGGCCGAGACCAACGTGGTGCTGACCTATCTGGCGCAACTCGCGGCATTGGAATTCGCGGTGCCACGCGCCGGGGATGGGATGGACACCGATCAAGCGGCAGTGTGGACCCGCAATCGGGATGAGGCGCGGGACCGCGCGCGGCTGTTCGACGACTGGCGACGGCGGCTGTGCGGGTTCCTGGGTGTGCCGCCCGGGCCCGCGTTGACTGACGGCGGCATCACCTGGGTGGTGTAGATGGCGCAGAATCGCATCCAGGACCGTATCCAGTGGGGATTCAACGTCGCCGCGCGGACGGCCGGCGCCAGTATGGACGCCTACCGACCAAGCGACGTGACCAACCCGCTCGATCCGACCAACCGCTACTTGCGGCTGCACGCGCTGTTCACCGGGATGATGGGGAAGTTCCTGCGGCCCGAAGGGTACGGCGAGTCGTTGGTGCACGGCATCTTCGATGCGGCCTACACGCAGCCGGGTGACTACCTTGTGCAACGGGGCGGCGGGGTCTGGTTCATTGCCTCGCAGGAGCCGCTGCTGCCGGTACTGTGCGTCCGCACGACCCGGGTGGTCTCTTTCGCGCGCGCCGTTGCTCCATCCACGACGGGGGTGAACGCCTATGGTGGCGTGACCGCGACGACTACCACGCCGCTGCTGACCAACTGGCCGGCGAGCGTGATGGGGGCGGCGGGCGGCGGGCAGCCGGAGGCAGGGCTGCCGTCCGACAGCACGGTGCCGTACTGGACCGTGCTGTTGCCGGCGTTTCCCGGGGTGCTGCTGCTGCCCGCCGACCTGATGACCGACGATCTGGGGCGCAGTGCTGTCGTCTCCGCGGCGGAGCTGACCGCGCTGGGCTGGCGGCTGACCGTGAAGCAGGCGATCACCTGATGGCCGACCAGGCGGATGTAGAGACGGCGCTGGTTGGGCTGGTGGCGACCGCGCTCTATCCGAACGGTCCCGATACGGCGAGCGTACCGGGGCCGGATTGCCGGATCTATCGCGGCTGGCCAAACGCGGCGGCGCTGGATGCGGACCTGCGCGCGGGGAAGGTGAACGTGACCGTATACCCGGCCTCCGGGACGGGGCGCGTGAGCACGCGCTACGTGCAGGAATGGGTCGGCATGCCGGTGGAGCCAAGCCTGACCGCGCAGGTGTCGGGCGTGTCGGTGAGCTTCGGCGGGTCGGTCGCACTGGGCCAGGTGGCGGGGCTGGCGATTGACGGCGTGGCCTATGCGTATCGGGTGCAGGCAAGCGACAACCCGGCGCTGGTGGCGGCAAACCTGGCGGTGCTGGTGCGGGTGAATCGGATGGCACAGGTCTCCGGCTCCACGATCACCTTGCCGGGGGCGGGCGAGGTGCTGGCGCGGGTGGTGGCCGATGCGGCGGCGCAGCAGGAAGTGCGGCGGCAGACGCAGGTGTTCCGGGTGACATGCTGGTGCCCGACGCCGCAGACCCGTGATGCCGCGGCCGGGGCGATCGATCTGGCGATGGCGCCGTTGACGTTCCTCGATCTCGCGGATGGATCGCAGGGGCGGGTGATCTACGCGGGGACCATGGTGTTCGATCAGTCGCAGGACGCGCTGCTGTATCGGCGGGACCTGCTTTATTCCGTGGAATACGCGACCGTGCTGACGGCGACGCAGCCGGTGATGCTGTTCGGGGAATTGGGGGTGAACGCGGCGCAGGTCGTAGCCTGAGGGGGGAGTGTGGACGATATTCGCATTCCGTGCATCGTGTGGTTTCATGGTGATCTGCCGCCTGACCTGTCTGGGTTCACCGACCCAATCAGGATTCCGTTCACGCTGCGGGCTCGTGAGAGGGAGCAATCGTTTATTCCGGCGGACCGCTATCCCACGCCTTCCGGTGCGGTCACCCAAGGGCAAAGCGGGCCGCCGCTTCTAACCGGCGAACCTCCGGCCATCGTCCTTCCGCCAGTTAGGACATTCCCATCAGACCCCGCGAAGCCACCCGACCCAGGGTTCGAGCGGCAAGGCAAAGCCGACACGCCGCCTAGCGGTTCCGGCGTCAATCGGTACAGTTCGCAGACCCGCGACTTTCGCTGGTCTGGCATGCAGGAAGGTCCCCGCCCCGCCCAGACTATGACTTTCGGGCACCCTACGGACGCTGGTACAGGTGGTGACCGGCCGGCGGTATCGTCCCTAATGCACGCTTGGGGGATGATCCGCCCGACCGGTCCGAACCGCCGGGGCCGTGCGATAATTGGCAGAAGCGTGGCGGCGGCAAACAGCCTGATGCGGTTTGCGCAATACGCTCCCGTGGGACCGGCGCCACTCCCAGTGCCGCCGGTGTTCTTGCCGGGGACTCCCCAGAACAACGACTTTGTCGATTCTACGACCAACGCCGGCCGAGCGATCGAAAATGCGGTCGGAAGCATCTTCAATAACCAGGACCAAGAGGATCGGGATCAACCTGCGTCTGGCGTGACTGACCATGGCCAAAAGCGACAAGATGAAGCTCAATCCAACCCGGACCGGAGGGTTGGCGACCCTAATAGGGTCATTAATCAGGGCCGAAAGTATACTGACCCAACGACTGGTAATTCTATTTACGTGGACGGAAATAGGGTCGTGGTGGTCGATCCCCGCGGGAATCGGGTGACGCAATTCAAGAACTCTCGTAGGAATACGGAGGCGAGGGCGCGGTCAGGAAAATGGATTCCAAACTAGAAGGTGGCGCATCTGATGTACGAGAGAATCGAGATATGGAAGCGAGTCGGAAGCGAATCCGTAATCCGCTTCCAATGCCTAAGGCGTGCATCCGACGGCATGTTTGCGGTGCAGAATGCGGATTATTTCCGTAATCCCTTATCTGCCTCGGCAGTTCGGTCCAGTGACTTGCGGTTTGTCGAGTTGCTTTTGGATGATGATCCAGACAATAGATGCGATTGGTATTCATCGCTAAGTGAAGCGATCTCCCAGCACGAGCAAGACTTTGAGGGAATGTCGGAAAAACCATAGGAACTTGCACTGAGTTCCTGCCGAGGATGCTTGCCTTCGGTGGCACGCAGAATGTGGGGCCATCTATCGGCGGTGCTGGTGCGGGTGGTGGCCGATGTGCCGGCGCAGCAGGAAGTGCGGCAGCAGGCACAGGTGTTCCGGATGACGTACTGGTGCCCGACGCCACAGACCCGCGATGCTGCGGTCGGGGCGATCGATCCGGCGATGGCGCCGACGGCGCAACGGGAGCTCGGCCGCAGTTTTGCCTGCCGCATGAACACGCTCTCGCCATGACGACCCTACCGCTCGGACCATGGGGAGCAACTCGGGACGCGTGACCCCGCCCTCCGGCCGGAACGCCAATCCATCGAATTCGCCTCGAACCTTCTTCCCAACCCGGAGACCCCATGAACATGCACCTTGTCGTGGTGAGGCCGTTCGCCGGCCTCGCGCGCGGCGACGTCGTCGCCGACGCGGCACGCATCGCCAAGATCCTGAAAAGCGAGCACGCGCATGACGTCGTTCGCGTCGTCGCCCCTGCGAAGGAGGGCTGAGCCATGCCGATCGTCCAGCAAGGCAGCGTCAACACCACCGCGTTGGTGGTGCCTGACTTGTATGTTCAGATCGTTCCGCCGCAAAACCTGGTGCTGAACGGCGTGCCCACCAACGTGGTCGGTGTCGTCGGCACCGCGTCCTGGGGCCCGGTTGGTCAGCCGGTGATCGTTGCAACTATGGCAGACTACGCGCAGAGCTTCGGCCCGATCGTTGCGCGCAAGTACGATCTCGGGACCCAGGTCGCCACCGCGGTCCAGCAGGGCGCGCAGAACTTCCGCTGCGTGCGGGTGACCGACGGCTCCGACGCCGCCGCGCAGGTGATGATACCCGCCACCACGTTCACTTTCACTGCGCTCTACACTGGCTCGCTCGGCAACCAGGTCGTGCTTGCTTTGGGTACCGGTTCCAAGGCGAATACCTGGCGGCTGACCATCACTTTGCCAAGCTTGCAGCCGGAAGTGTACGACAACATTGCCGGCACCGGAGCGGCGTTCTGGACCGCGCTGGCCGCAGCAGTGAACCAGGGGCAGGGGCCGCAGCGTGGTCCCTCGCAACTGGTGGTCGCGAACGCGGGCGGGGTCACGGCGTCTCCGGCCGCGTTCTCGCTCAGCCTGGGCGCCGGTACAGCGGGCGCGGATGGCGCCAATACCATCACCGCGGCGCTGCTGGTGGGCAACGACATCCCGCCGCGCACCGGGATGTATGCCCTGCGCGGTCAGGGCTGCGGGATCGCCTTGCTGGCCGATGCCGACGATTCCTCGCAATGGACTACCCAGGCCGGGTTCGGTTTGCAGGAGGGGATCTACATGATCCTCACAGGTCCCGCCGGCGACACCATCCTGGACGCAGTCGCAATCAAAAGCCAGGCGGGCCTCGACAGCTATTCCGCCAAGCTGATGTTCGGTGACTGGCTGTGGTGGTCGGATCAGGTCAACAATACGATCCGGCTGGTCTCGCCGCAGGGTTTTACCGCCGGACGTCTGGCCAATCTTTCGCCCGAACAGTCGAGCCTCAACAAGCCGCTCTATGGGGTTATCGGCAGCCAGAAGTCGGGCACCCCGGGTACGGGACAGAGTACATCCTATTCGTCGGCCGATCTCGCCGCCTTGCTGGGGGTGGGAATCGACGTGATCGCCAATCCGCAACCGGGCGGCAGCTTCTGGGGTGTGCGCGGCGGGCACAACTCCTCCTCCAACC